AGGCGCAGCAATGGGCGATATGAGTGGTTACACTCTAGAGTTTAGCGCAATGGAGTTGCAGCCTGCTAACTTTATCGATGCTCCTGCTGAAGGTGATCCATTCGATGGTATGGTTTCAGCTACTGCTACAATCGTAGCGGGTACGGATAATTGGGCTTAATAGCTTTTGATTAGTTATAAAGGGGGAAGGTTTATGCCTTCCCTTTTTTTTTGCAAAAAAGATAGGCGTTACGTTATTTAAGTATGCACATAGTCAGCACAACAGATAAGGAAATTTTATTCGTACCTCGTATTGTAGAAACGGGGTCGTTATCTCTTAGCGTTACAGATGAGCAAGAGAATAAAAGCACCACAGAAAGCGTAACAGCTTCGCAGAGTGGTAACTTTGTAAGTATAACCCCTACCTATACTTTTAAAGAGGGAAATTTTTATTACTTTGTGGTAAGTGGAACAGCCGAGTTATACCGTGGTAAAGTCTTTTGTACGGATCAAACGGACTTTGATAAGTACACTACTAACGAGAATATTTACAACGAATACGAGAAGGCTGAAGCCAACGAATATATTGTTATATGAAATTACACGCTATCAACCTAGCAAGCTATACTAAGCCTGAGGTTATTGAACAAAAAAATCGTGATTGGGTAGATTACGGAGCTGACAATAATTACTATCAGTATTTAATAGATCGCTTTCAAGGTAGCCCGACGAATAACGCTATTATAAACGCTGTTAGCGACCTTATCTATGGTAAGGGTATAGATGCAGCCGATAGCCACAGAAAACCCGCAGAGTACGCTGCTATGCGTTCCCTGATTCACGAGAGCTGCTTGAGAAAAGTAACAAGCGACTTAAAGCTAATGGGGCAAGCAGCCTTTCAGGTTATTTACTCAAAGGATGGCCGCCAAGTGGCGCAGGTGGAGCATATGCCTATACAGACCCTGCGAGCTGAGAAGTGCAACGAGGAGGGAGATATTGAAGGATATTATTACTGCGCTAATTGGGAAAAGCTAGGGCCTAATGAAAAGCCCGAAAGATTTGCAGCTTTTGGGACTAGTAATGAGTCTATCGAGATTTTAGTTATTAGACCATACCGAGCAGGATTTTATTACTACTCGCCCGTAGATTATCAGGGAGGGTTACCCTATGCAGAGCTAGAGGAGGAAGTAGCAAACTACCATATCAATAACATTAAGAACGGCCTTGCGCCTTCTATGATGATCAACTTCAATAATGGTGTTCCCGATGAGGAGGAGCGTATGGAGATTGAGCGTAAAATTCGTGAGAAATTTAGCGGTAGTTCTAATGCAGGTAACTTTATCCTAGCTTTCAACGAAAGCAAGGAATTAGCTGCTACTATTGATGCCGTGCCGTTGTCGGATGCTCCTGCTCAGTATGAGTTTTTGAGTTCGGAGGCTATGCAGAAGCTAATGGTTGCACACCGTGTAACTTCTCCAATGCTATTGGGTATTAAGGACGACTCAGGGCTAGGAAATAATGCTGAGGAAATAGAGACTGCAACGCTGTTATTTGATAACACCGTAATTCGTCCATTCCAAAACCTTATAATTGATGCTATCGACCAAATCTTATCGGTTAATGGTATTGCTTTGGATCTATACTTTAGAACGCTTCAGCCTTTAGAGTTCATTGATAGAAGCGCAGCGATTACACAAGAGGAAAAAGAAAAGCAAACGGGCGAAAAGCTATCGGCACACGACTGCGGATGCAAGACTGAGCTAAAGGATGCCGACGACCCGTGTTGGGACGGCTATGAAATGGTAGGCTTTAAAACTGAGAACGGCAAGAAAGTACCTAATTGCGTACCTATTGCTGACTTATCAGAGGTAGCGGATGAGCTTATAGAGATGGGCGAGGACGAGGACCTAGATAATTGGGTTTTGGTTGATGAAAGAGAAGTGGACTACGACCAAGAAGAGGTACTCGATAAAATGATTGGGTTAGCAAGTACGGGTACGGCTCGTCCTAACGCTAAAAGCGAGGACGACGGTATGAATAGTCAAGGGCAGTTTTTCCGTGTACGTTATCAGTATGCCCCTCTAAGTGCGAGTGCAAATAGTAGGGACTTTTGCCGTAAAATGGTAGCCTCTAAGAAGCTATACCGCAAAGAGGATATTTTACAAATGAACGATAAGGCCGTAAACGCAGGATTTGGCCCTAATGGAGCTGCAACTTATTCTATATGGTTGTATAAGGGTGGCGCAAGGTGCGGCCATAAGTGGTTCCGTAAAACGTATATGTGGAAAGATCTAGAGGACGTAAATAAAACGGAGGACGGCACGACTATTAGCACTACTAAAGCTCGTTCGAAAGGATTCCGTGCGCCTGCTAACCCTAACAAGGTTAGCGTTGCGCCTAAGGATATGAAAAACAAGGGCTTTATTAATCCACCGAGCAATAAAGACAAACAAGGGGGTATATAATGGCAACAGCACTATTTATTACGAGAAGTGATTTGGTCCGAAATACATTCCTTTCGGGGAATGTAGACACGGATAAGTTTATTCAATTTATCAAAATAGCCCAAGAGGTCCACGTACAGCAGTATTTAGGTACTAAGCTGTACGATAAGATAGGGCAGGATATTATTGACGGCACATTAACGGGTAATTATCAAACTTTAGTTAATGATTACGTGCAGCCTGCTTTAATCCATTGGGCTATGACTGAATATTTACCCTTTGCTGCCTTCACGGCATCAAATGGAGGGGTATATAAAAAGAGCGTAGAGAATGGCGAGACAGCCTCTAGGGAGGATCTTTCGTTTTTGATTGAGAAGGAGCGTAACCTTGCTGAGTATTATACTCGTAGGTTGATAGATTACCTTGCGTTTCGCAACAATCTATTCCCTGAGTACAATCAGAATACTAACGACGACATTTACCCACTAAGAGACAGTACATTTAACGGATGGGTGCTATAACAACATACAAACCAAAGAAGGTTAACGTAAAGAAACTGCAAGTTTACTTAACAAGATCTTCAAAACAAGCAAAGAATAAGAAATGAGTTGGGGAAGTATATACGGAGAGACTTGGTGGGGTTCACAGAACACCATCGACTTTAACGAGATAAGCTACTACATCTATGCGGTAGACCAACTCAAGACGAGAGCCTTGACGGACGGAGCTGTTATGGAGGGCTTCGGATGTGCTAGTGAGGCTATCCGTACGATGGGGGATAGAGATACGGCAGAGGCGTTGTTTGATGCTTACAGCGTTAGGGTAGTTGCCGATAGCGGAGCTACGGAGGCAAGAATCTGTACTATTAAAGAAATAAGTTTACTACGATGAGCATATATAAGTCAAGTACTTTAGCAATGATTCCTACCGCTTATAAGGATGGGAAGTTATATAGTGTACGCCCTACGGATGGTAGTGGTGATTTTACTTTTAGTAGGGGTTCAAATCTTGCTGCTACTAGGGTATCCTCATCGGGCTATATTGAGAAGGGCAGAGAGAATCTTTCTTTATATTCTAACACTTTCTCAAGTTGGACCGCTGCAAGTGGAGGTAGTGTAACGAGTGGTCAGAGTGGATACGATGGTACAAACGATGCTTGGTTACTAACAAGTGGTGCAGCAACATACTCAAGAATAGAAAGAACTATAAGCCATACGGGATTATACACTATTAGCGTATATGCTAAAGCAGGAACGCTTGGTTGGTTATCTTTTGAAAATTCGGGAATTAGTAGTGACGAATCATATTTTGATTTAACAACGGGAACGCTTGGTTCATTAGGTGCGAATGTCATTACTGCTAACATTGAGAGTATAGGTAGTGGGTGGTATCGTTGTAGTGCTACTTTGAACGGAACAAGTGCAACTCAAAGAATCTACCCTGCGGTAGCAAACGGAGACTTAAATAGCGCACAAGGAAATATCTACATTCAAGACTTTCAATTAGAGCAAGGCTTGGTAGCTACTGACTACATTGAGACAACCACTACAAGCGTATCGGCAGGAATCTTAGAGGATATGCCTCGCCTTGACTATTCTAGTGGTTCGTGTCCTAGTCTCTTACTTGAGCCTCAACGGAGTAATACAATTACTGCAAGTGAATACTTTGACGGAAGTAATCTCACTAATGTAAATATATCAGCAGAATACAATACAACTGACACATTAAGTCCACAGGGTGTATATAATGCCGTTAAACTAACGGCAACAGGAAGTTTTCCGAGATACTATGCCTATCCTACTATTGGAGATAATGTTAATGTATCGCTTGCAGTATTCGCAAAAGAGGGAAGTGCTTCTGTATTTACCATTAGAGGAAATAATAAAAACAACGAAGCATTTGTTGTAGACTTTGATTTGGCAAACGGAACCGCTGAATTGTCTCAATATGATGAATTAACACCAACTTTTGATATTGTAGATATGGGGAATGGGTGGTATAGATGTTCTGTAAATACTAATACAGGAAGCGGTGCAACTGCTTTTCAAATTAGACCTATAAGCCACGCACAAGGTGAGACAGGTGGATGGAGTGGTTCTAATTATATCTATGCATACGGAGCGCAGATGGAGCAAGATGCGACCTACCCTACAAGTTACATACCTACATATGGTTCTGCGGTTACGAGGTCGGCTGAATCGTGTCTTGCTGCTTCGGTGAGTGATTTGATAGGACAAACAGAGGGGACTTTGTTTTTTGAATGTACAAACAAAGCATTAGTACAAGACTCAAGGTATTTTATTTTAAGCGATGGAACTGCAAATAATCGCATTGACATATACCATCACTCAAGTGATAGAATAGGTATTTATGTAGCAACAAGCGGAGCGGCTCAAGTAAATATAACGAATGTGGATTTACCTGCAAGTGGCTCATTTAAATTTGCTTTAGCTTATGCTAATAACGATTATGTGTGGTATGTAAACGGCACACAAGAAGGAACGGATACGAGTGCAAGTGTGCCATCGTGTACTGATACCTTATTGGCAACTAATTCTATTGGTAATGCTAGTGGAGGTAATTCACCATTCAAACAAGCCGTGCTTTTTAAGACACGATTAACTAACGATGAATTAGCATCCCTAACAACTTTGTAAGATATGAGCATATACGATAAATCAAGTTTGGTACTTATACCAAGTGGAACAAAGGCAGGAAAGGTCTACTCGCAGAAACCCGTAAGCGGTGATGGGGATTTTACTTTTACTCGTTCATCTGCTGCTACGAGAGTTAATGCAAGTGGGAACATAGAGAAGGAGACAAGTAACCTCTTGCTTCAGAGTAATACTTTTGATACTACTTGGAGTAATGTAAGTACTACAGATACAGGAAACCAAGCTGACAAAGATGGTGGAACTGATGCTTGGAAAATAGACATAACAGGCGCAGGAGGATGGATATATCAGGATATAGTCAAAAGTGGAGTATTAACATATAGTGTATATGCAAAGGCAGGGAGTGTTAATTTTTTAAGGGTATTAGCAATAACAAGCGGAACCAACCCTTGGGCATATTTTGACCTGTTAAACGGAAATATCTCCGTTGCTAATAGCGCTTGTGTAGACTCTTCAATAGAAGATGTTGGCAATGGGTGGTATAGATGTTCTATTACCTTTAACGACACCGCATCACAAGTGAGGATTTATCCCGCAATCGCAAGTGAAGATTTAACCGCAACAAGCGGTAACATCTACATCCAAGATGCCCAACTGAATCAAGGGTTGATAGCGCAGGAGGTGATTACTACAACTACATCTGCCGTATATGGAGGTATTACTGATGATGTACCAAGATTGGACTATACGGATAGTTCGTGTCCTGCTTTGTTGTTAGAGCCACAACGGACTAACAGCTTCCCACATAGCGAGTATTTAGGGCAATGGTCAGCAAATAGATTAGATAGAACTGCAAATAATATAGATAGTCCCGAAGGCGTACAAAACGCCTATAAGATGATACAACAAAGTGGATTCACAACGGCAAGTAATATCAACTACGCAGGTATCACGGCAGGCACAAAGACATTGAGCATATTTGCTAAAGCAGGAACTTTTGACCATATAGCATTATCGTACAATGGTGTAACATATTTCAACCTAACTAATGGTACGATAGGAACTACGGCAAGTGGTCATACGGCAGTTATGACTGATATGGGAGACGGGTGGTATAGATGTGCTATTACAAAAACTACAACAGCCACATATACCGCTGCTTATTACTTTGCACAAAACAACGGCACTCTTACAACAACCGATACTCAAGGTTATATGTATGCTTATGGAGCGCAAATTGAAGCAGGAAGCTACGCCACATCCTACATCCCTACCTATGGGAGTAGTGTGACTCGTATTGGTGAAACTTATTTTAAGACAGGTGCTTCAAGTATTATAGGTCAAGCCGAAGGGTCTGTATATTTAGAGATTACTCAAAACGGATTAGCTAATTATACGCAAAGAATCTTAACTCTATCAGATGGAACAAACAACAATGTCATTGGCTTCCAATTAGCAGCAGCAAATTCCATCACCTTTTATTCAATCGTAGGCGGTGTTGTTTCAGCAGTTATCACAAAACCAAGTGCAACCACTCAAGGTGAAAAAGTAAAGATAGCAGCCGCATATGCTGAAAACGATTTTGTTCTATATATAGATGGAGTACAAGTAGGAACGGACAATTCGGGTACAAACCCATCAACAAGTATTATACAAAATAATAGACCAACGGGAGGTACTCCGTTTATTGGTGAGGTTCATAACCTTTTCTTATTTAAGACACGACTATCAAACGAAGAATTAGCAGCACTAACAACAATCTAATATGAAAACATTTAGAAAATACTCATTCGGCTCTAAAGGAGCAGCAACAACTAAATTGAATGCCTTACCTCAAGATGAGGAAGGTAACCCTACGCATAGCCACGCCATTGTTCATCTTGGACACTTGGTAGAGACTGAAGGTACATACGATGATGAAGGAAACGAACTTACCGCACCTGTACTATCTTCTACCTACCATATAGATGTACTATGGGATGGCGAAGCACACAGCTCTTGGGATGGGCAGCTTGTATGGTGTGCGCCTATGGGCGTTCACACTTTCGGTTCATCTTCTGCTATTGCTGAATGGACTGAGACTTGCAAGAGCCTACACCCTGAGTTTTTCCCTGAACCTAGCGAGGATCTTGAATAATGAATAACGAAGATAAAAACTTTATCCCTTCTCGCACCTCCCCACGGGGAGGGCGTAGAGCTTGTTACTGCAAGGATACTAATACTTACAGCAGATCGTGTTGCGATGGTAGTATTTGGGCGCAGGGCATAGGGACTATTTACTTAACACCTGAGGAATGAGAGACATTACTAAAATTATTGTGCATTGTGCCGCTACTCGTGAGGGGCAGGACATTAAGACTGCTACGATTAGAGATTGGCACGTAGACGGCCGGGGTTGGTCGGACATCGGTTACCACTATGTAATTGAGTTGGACGGTACTATTGGTATCGGTAGACCTATTG